TTGCAGCGTGGTATCTTGCTAGTGTGTTCATAATTCTCCTTTAAAAGCGAGTGTGAATTGTGTCCCCGAAGGCGACACTACTATTTAACCATAAACACTCAAAATAGTCAGTGTGGGATACCCCAAATTTTTGTACAGTAATCCCTAATAGATCTATCGGAAGAGAAAAATCCTGAACGTGAGGTGTTGATAACCGACATATTATTCCAAGTATCATGATCTTTCCATACACTACTTACACGATCCTGTGCATCACAGTAATCAGAAAAATCTGCAAAGACACAGAAAGGATCATGATTTAAAAGATTATTAATTAATGGTTCGAATTTTTCTTTATCACCATGACTAAAATGACCACACTTAATAAGATTAATTACTTCCCACAATTCAGTACTCATATGGTTCTGAGGATAATATCCTTTCTGCCATAGGTCTGCAATACCTTTCTCATCATTACCAAATAAGAAGAAGTTCTCTTCTCCTACAAGTTCTCTTATCTCTACATTAGCACCATCAAGTGTTCCTATTGTAAGAGCACCATTCATCTGGAACTTCATATTACCTGTACCTGATGCTTCCTTACCAGCAGTAGAAATTTGTTCTGATAAATTAGCAGCAGGATATACAAGTTCTCCTAACTTAACACTATAGTTTGGTAGAAATACAACCTTTAACAAATCTTTTGTATCTGGATCATTATTAACTACTTCAGCAATATCATTAATAAATCTAATTATTAATTTAGCCATATAATAACCAGGTGCTGCCTTACCACCAAAGATCACAGTACGTGGAACGATATTATCTGTTTGACCATTCTTTATTCTAATGTATTGTGATATAACCCAGAGAGCAAGTAGATGCTGTCTCTTATATTCATGAATCCTCTTGACCTGTACATCAAACATACTAGATGGATCTACAGTAATACCAAGATTGTCTTGAATATAAACTGCTAACTTATGCTTTCCTAATAATTTTGTCTCTCCAATTTTTTCATTAATATTTGAATCTTCTTCTAACTTCTTAAGTAAATCCATATTAGTTACCCAATCTGAACCAATATGATCACTAAGAACTTCAGCAAGTGAAGGATTGGAATTTGCTAACCATCTTCTAGGAGTAACACCATTGGTTACATTAGTAAACTTATGAGGCCACAAATCATAAAATTCTGGCATCAATTGTGTCTTTACTAATTCAGAATGTAATTCAGCAACACCATTGATATGATGAGATCCTACAGTAGCAAGATGTGCCATACGTACTGCCTTATTACCATTCTCATCTATAATAGACATCTTTCTTAGCATATCATCATTACCAGGATAATGAAGTCTTACAATTTGTAAAAATCTAGTATTAATTTCATATATGATTTCTAAATGTCTTGGTAGTAAATCACCAAATAATTTAAGATCCCACTTCTCTAATGCTTCTGGTAATAAAGTATGATTTGTATATGCAACTGATTTACTTGTAATATCCCATGCTTTATCCCATTCCATGTGACGTTCATCAACCAATAATCTCATCATTTCTGCTACTGCAACAGCAGGATGAGTATCATTTAATTGAACCTGATAATAGTCTGGAAAATGTTCTATTGGTATTTGACGTTTTTTTAAACTTCTAAACATGTCTTGAAGAGAGGCACTTACAAAGAAAAACTGTTGTTTCAATCTTAACTGTTTACCTTGATCTGTTCCATCATTTGGATATAAAACCTTAGAAATAGTTTCAGATGAAACACTCTGCTCTACAGATCCAAGATAGTCTCCAATATTAAATGCATAGAAATCAAATGTTTCAGTAGCATCTGCTCTCCATAATCTTAGACGATTACAATTATTAACTTTATATCCTAATTGAAGAACATCATATGGTACTGCAATAACTTGTTCTGCAGGAACCCAACGTGCTCTATAATTTCCTCTATCAGAAGTATAATTTTCTACTCTACCACCAAATCCAACAGTAACCGATTCATCTGAATAACAAAGTTCCCATGGCCAATCACCATGTAACCAATTGTCTGTAACTTCTATCTGTTGATTATCTTTTATTTGTTGTTTGAATATACCATACTTATATCTAATACCATATCCAGTTGCAGGGATTTTTAGAGTTGCCAAAGACTCCATATAACATGCAGCAAGACGACCTAAACCTCCATTTCCCAAACCAGGTTCTTCTGCTTTTTCTAAAACCTGATCTAATGTTAGATCAAATTCAGATACAGCTTCCTCTGCTTCTTTTTTAATTCCTAAGTTAAAAAGATTATTACCAAGTTGAGGCCCAATTAAAAATTCTGCTGATAGATATGCTACTTCTTTCTTAGGTTTCTTTTCGGCAGTAAGGTAGTAAGACATCATTTGATCTCTTACCGCATAACATAATGCCATGTAGATATCATGCGATGAAGCAGTGTCAGGACGTTTTCCTAAAGTATAGTATAAACGTTCTGAAATGCCATTATAAAGATTACTCATGAGTTATTAGGTGGTCTCTTCGACCTTTTTCTTCTTACCTATATTATACTTTGTTTCCAGTATCCAGTCATTTTTTTCTTTATATGCTAACACTTTAATTTGATTTAAAGGAGCAATGTCAGTAATATTATTTGAATTTAAAACTGTTATCAATCCCCAATCAGATAATAACTGAATAATTCTATTTCTTCTCTGAACATCATTCTGAGTTAGATTAGCATGTTTGCCATCTAATGCAAATAGTTCTTTAAAGTGTACAATAAAATATCTTCCTTGTTTGTGAAGAATATGACAGGATTGATATATCTTTTTCTCTTTTCGGGACGCTACCCCAATTCTTGTGAGAGTCTCTCTTACCTTTAAGAAATCATCAGGTTCATTTAATGTAACTTCTATCATTTGGTCAGATGACCACTTGACCTCGGGCTCTGCAATCATTTTGTTCCTCCAGTTTCAAATTTCGATTTTATAAAATTAAGTTGTTCTTTGGTTAGGATTCTTAGGGCTTGCTTTGCCTTTTCGTTACTATATCCATAATAACGTTTCACCAAATCAAGATCTTTAATCTCATCTTTGCGGAGCCAAGGAGAGAACCTCTTTCGCTTCCTCACACTATTTAGATAAAACGAATATTGCATCTCACTATCTAGATGATGATTAAGATTCATTTCATTTGCAAGTAAAACTGTGTCTATATGTCCTGACATGCAACGATTAATAACATATGCAGGATACTTAGCATCTGGATCTTCTTCAAAGAGATTCTTTTTATTAAGGTTGATTGAATTCAACCAGTCTTTCAATTCAAAAGTCATTTTGGTAATTTGCGATTAAAGTTCCAATTTTCAAATTTAACAAAGAGTTTAAATATTCCAACTAATGTTCTTTTTACAAACTCTTCTAAAAATATAATAGGTATGAATATAATTTCAAAAGTAGTCATCTTATAATTTGAATATCATTATCTTCTGTCCAGAGTTCGACCTCAGTTCTAAACCTACCCTCAGACTTTAACTTCTCATATCTTTTACCTGCTTTTTTCTTCCACCACTTAATAATATTTTCAAGATAAAACTTATCCCAATTCTGTCCACGAATCAATTTATCTTGTTCACCAAGAATAACTTCACGAACATTACCATATCCATAATCAGAAGTATATGATCTTTTTCTTTGTGTAAGAGTAAAGGCATGACTAATTACATTATTAAACTCTTTGAGTTTATTTTCATCTTCCAAAGAATTTTTAATTATAGAAATCATCTTAGTTTGTCTCTTCAACTTTTTAGATGAAGCTCTATTCTCGGTAAGAGGTTCTCCATTATTCCAATGAATAAAAATCTTATGAAGACTATGAAAAGCATCATCATGAAGTAATGGAAGAAATTTACTATCGGTTAATCCCTTGTATCTTATGAATGGTTTAAGACCATCATACTGAGATGCAGATGTAGTGGATCCATATAATGAAGTAGTTTCAAAAAAAGCAATTTCTTTATCAAAAACTTTATTTAAAGATTCTCTTGCAAAATGAGAAACACACATTAATGCAAGCAACTTACCACCAAGATAATTAAACCCAAAAGGTTGAGATGGGACAATTGCAAATCCCATTACAGCATGACGATTGAAAATAGAAAGATCAGGTGCTTTACCTAACCATTCATTTCTAGGTTTGGAATTAATTGTGGGTGATCCAAATCTGATAAAACCAAGTATTGTTTTACTATTTTTTTCAAACACTATCCAACGTAATTCTCTACCAGGAATATTTTTTTCAATAATCGCAGATGATGTTGCAGTAAGATAGTCATGATAGGTTTGTTGACTAATTACATTTGTAGAATTGTTAGTAAACCTATCTCCTACAAATTTAATATCAAACTCCATTTCCTCTGGATGTATATCTCCATTAAAAAACATATCTTTTATAGAGTAAATAGATCTTCCTGCCTGTTGAACTGCTGCCTCTTTAGTAATACGAATATAATCCTCAATAGTTTCAAATCTTCCAAAGTAAGAAATAAATTCATTCGCTAAATCTATTGCAACTGCTGGTGGAACTTTATCAATTACTTTCATTTGAACTCACACTCCACCATTATTTCCGTGAGAGCAGCGAGGATATTGATTTCTTGATCTGCGACAAAGGCAATTTGATACTGGTAACGAGCAATGATGAGGACAGCAGCAGCAATGCCAGGCCCTTCAAGGGCATTGAGAAGAACATCGTAAATATCACGCAATAACTTATCAGGATCATTGTCCAAGTTACTGACAACCCATTTACGAACTTCGGAAAAGTTTTTTTCTTTGAGACCTTTAATGAGATCATTTACATTTATCTCCTTAATTGTTGCAAGTATACCACTATCTATTTCACCACTAATTGAATATCTTTGACATTCATTAAGAACCCTTCTCCAATCTGGAAAATGTTTATTGATTAATTCTGCTAATACTTTCTTATCATATTTGATATTTTCCATTTCTAAAATGGAAATAACTCTCTTAAAAAATTCTCCTGCTAGTTTTTGTTTCTCTTTACCTTTGATAGCAAACTCAACCACAGAACATCTCGATTGGAGAGGTTTGATTATCCTATTCTTAAAATTACAAGTAAAAATAAATCTACAATTACTTGCAAATTCTTCTGTAAATGCTCTTAATAATAATTGAACATCATGAGTGGTATTATCTGCCTCATCAATGATGATGACCTTATGCTTCGCTTCCGATGTAAGAGATACCGTTGATGCAAAATTCTTTGCAGTATTTCTAACTGTATCTAAAAACCTACCTTCATCTGATCCATTGACTACAAAATAATCAATATTCAATTCTTTACAAAGTGCTTTTGCTACTGTGGTCTTACCAATACCAGAAGGCCCGTAAAGTAATATATTTGGTATCTCACCAACATCTAGAAAATCCTTAAAGGTTTTTTTTATATATTCTGGAAGAATACATTCTTCAATTGTTTGGGGTCTGTATTTTTCAACCCATATAAAGTTTTTCATAATTAATTCCAATGACGGATTACTCCGCTAATAATAAAAAGATTAGTAATAAAATAAGTAAGAAAGATGAAAGATCGTACAAGGACAACAGAATTATCATACCTCTTTGTCTTCTCATCAGAGAAAGAACCCAACGCATACTTCCATATCCTCCAGAACTTAATCATCATGATCATCCCATTGATCAGTAAGTTCTTTGTTATTAAAGAATGCTCTATACACACCATATCCCGATAACAATATCAGAATAATTAATATAGAGATACCGAATGTAGCATTG